AAAGAAGAAAAAATAATTTGTTTGACCATAGGGCAATTCAGAAGTGTTGTTAAAAACGCTAATGCTTTAATTGCCCAGGCAGAGTCCAATAAAGTTTTAGGAAAGGCTAGCTCAGATGAAGCTCATTCCTAAAAATTGGGACAATTTTCAGCACTACAAACATCGATCTCCACCCTGGATAAAACTCCACAAAAACTTGCTTGATGATATGGCATTTCAACGCTTGCCTATTGCTAGCAAAGCGATAGCACCAATGCTTTGGTTGCTAGCAAGTGAGTCGCATGATGGAGTTATCCACAAGTCACCCGAAGAAATAGCTTTTAGACTAAGAATGACCGAAAAAGAAGTCATTTCATCTATTAAGCCTTTGATTGATAATGGCTTTTTTATTGAAGATAGCAATGTGCTAGCAGAACGCTTGCAAGATGCTACTACAGAGAAGAGACAGAGACAGAGTAGAGTAGAGACAGAGAAAGAGACAGAGACACCTAGCGGTGTTACTGAGTCTGTTTTTAAAGACTACTTAGAAGTTCGCAAAACCAAAAAAGCCAAATGGTCAGATACTGCTCTTAAAGGCTTGGTTAAAGAAGCCGAAAAAGCAGGGTTGTCACTACAAGAGGCAATGGAACTTTGCTGTGCTAGAGGCTGGGTTGGTTTTAAAGCTGATTGGGTTAAAGATCAACAGCCTGCAAATAACGACAAGCAATGGATGTTTACTGACGCTGGTGTTGTTGCGAAGGCATCTGAACTTGGCATACATAGCATCGGTCTTTCCTACAAAGAGCTTAAAGACAAGTGCTTGCTAATAATGGCCAAGAGGGCAATGCAATGAAATACCACATATTTGACGAAAACAACGACAAAATGCGTATTGTCAGCAGTCTTTGGGAAGCCAAACACATCACTAGTTTGCGTGATGGTTGGACTTTTATCAGGGTTAAAGCACCTAAAATTGTTTATGAGGATGCACCTTTCTAATGGAGAAATTAAATGAGTTGGCTTTATTCGCAGGTGCTGGTGGCGGAATACTTGGGGGAAAACTGCTTGGATGGAGAACAGTCTGTGCAGTCGAATGGGAAAAATACCCAGCTTGCGTACTTGCCGCAAGACAAAATGACGGAATTCTCCCGCCTTTCCCGATTTGGGATGATGTTCAAACCTTTGACGGAAAGCCTTGGCGAGGAATTGTTGATGTCGTATCTGGCGGATTTCCGTGCCAGGACATCTCAATTGCAGGAAATGGAGACGGACTTGACGGAGAAAGATCAGGAATGTGGTCGGAGATGGCAAGGATTATTAGCGAAATACGACCCAAATACGCATTCATTGAGAACAGTCCAATGCTCACTTCTAGAGGACTTGAACGAGTGCTTGCTGACTTGGCCAGCATGGGGTTCGATGCGGAATGGGGAGTGTTGGGAGCAAACGAAGTCGGAGCAAACCATCAAAGAAATAGAATCTGGATTGTTGGAAAAAATGCCAACCCCGAATTCTTGGGATGCCAAAAGAGGCCCAATGAGCAAGGAATTGATGGAGACAGGCAAGCATCAAGTGAGCTTGGTGACCTATGTCAAACACAATCCGAAGAAATGGCCGACCCCAACTTGCTCAGATGTGTACACGGACACCCTGAAATCAAGCCAACAGAAAGAGGGGTCAATGCACTCTGTGACACTTCCACAAGCAGTAAGAATGTGGGGGACTCCAAAATCTCAGGACTCTCGTCATGCTTTGAGGGACAGGGGGAAAGGGAATCTTGGGGAGCAGGTATCGGGTCTGCACAATGGTGGCAGGTTGAACCCCCTTTGGACAGAGTGGCTGATGGGATGGCCGATAGGGTGGACAGACTTAAAGCCATTGGAAACGGACAAGTACCGCTATGTGCCGCAACCGCCTGGAACATCTTAAATGAACGACTTGCTAACAGGAAATACGGATGAAGAATACAGACATCAATGCGAAGTTAGATATTGGATCAAACTCAGGAAAGAACAGGGTTTGCAAGAGTTTCGCAGACTTATCTCAACTTATGAACTTGGTAGTAGACGCCCATCAGTCATGCGAGACATACAAGAGCAATACATCAAAGGCAACAGAGGTGAAAAAGGAGATTGGCGATGACAGAATATGATCCACACGAAGCAATAAACTATATTTACATGAACGCACCTGAATACGCAAAGGCCAAGGGCCAATTAGCCCAGTTAGAAGCCTATCGCCACTCCTTGCGTTCAATTATGATGAAGAAGTCAAGCGAGCAAAGCCTGGGAGCACAAGAGCGTGAAGCCTATGCAAGCCAAGATTACCAAGACTTATGCCTAGCAATTGGTAGGGCCACAGAAGATGCAGAAAAACTGAAGTGGCAACTAGAGGCTGCTAAGATGCGTTTTCAAGCCTGGCAAACAGAATCAGCAAACAACCGACAATTGGAGAAATTTACCGTATGATTACCTTAACCGAAGAATTCCTAGTCCTGAAAATGTTAATGCGTGAGTACGATGATGCTCTTAAAAACAACAACGCTGTGCTTATGATGGAGATTGCTGTGGATATTGCAGAATCTGCTGAAAAGTTAGAGCAAGCAAGCGTAGATAATGCCAACAAAAGCTGAAAAAGCCCACTTTGACAAAGTCGCAAGACTTGGATGTATCTTATGCTATCACTTGGGCAACCGAGGGACAGAATGCGAAATCCATCACATTAGACGCTTTGGCGGTAAAAGAGCTAATGCACCTGTTATCGGACTATGCCCTGAACACCACCGAGGAAATACAGGTGTTCATGGTCTTGGAGCAAAAGGGTTTGAAAAACATCATCAAATTGGACAAGAAGATTTGCTTGAAATAACGGAGAAACTGCTTGCTAGTGCTTAACCTACCCCTGCCCCCATCAGTCAATACATATTGGCGAGCTAATGGCAAAAGACGCTTCATTTCTAAAGAAGGTATGCTTTTTAGGGAAAATGTCATTGACTATTGCATTGACAACAAAGTGCCTAGCTTTGGCGATAAAAGGCTACAGTTTCAAGTTACCCTATACCCTAGGGATAAGCGTATCCAAGACATAGATAATCGCATTAAAGCCCTTTTTGACGCATTAGAAGGTTGGGCTTATGATTCTGATTCTCAGATTGATGTTTTGATAGTACAAAGGGGCGAAATCCGCAAAGGCGGTGGATGCTTGGTAATGATTGATGAACTTGATGCGACACGACAATAGACAAAACGGTGACAGAACCTTGCAAGAATGCACTAACTGTAGGCAACGCAAACCCAAAGAATTTGGCAGGTATGTACCTTATAACGAAGGAATGAACCAAAAATGGGTATGTGGTTGTTGTTATGAGAAAAGAAATAGGCGATAATTAACCCATGAAAGTAATTTATTAAGGGATTCACATGGAAAAGTCAATGGCTTTGTTTCTCGCAACCCTGTTGCATTCAGGCACAAATGCTCATTTTTTCCATTGGGCCACCAAGTCTTACGCTAAACACAAGGCTTTAGGCGGTTTTTACGAAAAGATTATCGATCATACAGACGCTCTTGCTGAAACATATTTTGGTGTTTATGGCCAAATTACTGAGTTCCCAAGCACTTACCATATGCCCAAAGAGCCTTTAGCCTATATGCAATCCTTGCAACGCTTTGTTAAAGATGCTCGCCAGGACTTGCCTCAAGACCCTGAAATCTGCCAATTGATTGACAACATTGCTCAAGAGATTGACACCACCATTTACTTACTTAAATTTAAGGCCTAATCATGCCATTAGACAAATCAGGTAGCAAAGAATCAGTCGGAAAGAACATTAAAGCCGAAATGAAAGCAGGCAAGCCTAAGAAACAAGCGGTTGCCATTGCTCTTAATGTAGAGCGTGACAATGCCAAAGGTGATCGTAAAGCCAAGCTAGAAGAAGCCTATGGTCGTTTCCTTGGTGAGCGTGAGTAATGAGTCGTAGAGATGACATTCGTGCTGCAGTAGAAAAGCATGAAAAGCCTATTGCCAAGACTACTAAAGGCAAAGGCCGTCATTACTTGTCAGCCGAAGAAGGTGCTGGCATGACAGAAGCAGGTAGAAAAGCGTACAACGCAAAGAACAACGCAAACTTACAAGCCCCCCAATCTAGTGGCCCAAGACATGACAGTTTCTGTGCAAGGTCTAAAGGCTGGACAGGGGAACGAGGTAAAGCAGCTAGAGCAAGGTGGAAATGCTAATGAAAGACGGACTATATGCCAACATTCACCGTAAAAGAGCTAGGATTAAAGCAGGATCTGGCGAAAAGATGAACAAGGTAGGTAGCAAAGATGCACCTACTGCTAAAGACTTTAAAGAATCTGCCAAGACTGCAAAGCCTACACGCAGAGAAACCATTGAATCCAAGATGAAGGATATGTAATGTTTAAAAAAGAAAAGATTAAGCCTGAAAACAGCTTACTTCAGCCCCACAAAGAATCAACGCTAGAGAAACAACAGCGATTGCGTTTAGAGCGTAGAGCCGCTATTGCCAACAAACTTAAAGACTTAGACAAAGAAGTCAAATAGTTGTAAACTTAAGCATCATTAACTAACTACTTGGTTAAATATGCAAATTAAAGAAGTTGCTGTAGACAAGCTAATCCCTTACGCAAAGAACAGCAGAACCCACAGCCCTGAACAGGTTGCCCAAATAGCCGCAAGCATTAAAGAATTTGGCTTCCGAAACCCTATATTGGTAGACGGTTTAGGAATTATTGCAGGGCATGGTCGCTTAATGGCTTCCATAAAGCTAGGCTTAGATAAAGTCCCCACCATTGATTGCTCAGATATGTCTGAAAGCCAAAAGAAGGCTTACATCATTGCTGACAATAAACTAGCTTTAAATGCAGGGTGGGATACAGCCATGCTATCTATTGAAATGAAAGACTTAGAAGACGAAGGCTTTGACCTTGGTTTATTAGGTTTTGATGATAAAGAGCTAAACGCTTTGCTTGAGCCTGAAGTCACAGAAGGTTTAACAGACGAAGATGCTGTGCCTGAATTGCCTAAAGAACCCAAAACCAAGCCAGGCGATATTTATATCCTTGGAAATCATAGGCTTATGTGCGGTGATAGCACAAGTATTGATGATGCTGAAAAGCTAATGGATGGATTGTTGGCTGATTTAGTGTTTACTGATCCACCATACAATGTGGATTACTCAGGTAGAGGTGCTAATAACTTAGGCACTATTAAAAATGACAATATGTCAGCAGAGGATTTTGAGCAATTCTGCAGAGATATATTTACAACATACAATGCAATCATGAAGCCTTTGGCTTGTATTTATGTATGCCACCCTGATAGTGCATCTGCCCCAAAAATAGCCTTTGAAAAGACTTTTGCAGAGCAATTTAAGAAATCATCAACAATTATTTGGATGAAGCAATCTGCTGGTATGGGTTGGCAAGACTACAGGCCACAGCATGAACCTATTCTTTATGGGTGGAAAGAGGGTAAAGGTAGCCACTTCAATGCTGGTGACAGAACAAAAACATCTATTTGGAAGATTGGCAGGGATGCCCAAAGCAGTTATGTTCACCCAACCCAAAAGCCAGTATGTTTGCCAGAAGAAGCCATAATGAATAGCAGTAAAGGCTCTGATTGCGTTGTTGATTTATTTGGTGGCTCAGGCTCTACTTTAATGGCTTGCGAAAAAACAGGCAGAGTCAATAGAACTATGGAGTTAGACCCTAAGTATTGCGATGTGATAGTCAAGCGTTGGGAAGACTTTACAGGCAAAAAAGCCGTGCTTTCGGAGTTATAAAATGGCCCAAGGAAAACAACATATACCTACAGAAGCTACAAAAGAGCAAGTTAAACGCTTATCTGCGTTGGGTTGCCCCCATGAGGACATAGCCACAAGGCTAAAGATTAGTGCTGATACGCTAGTAAAGTATTACAAAGATGAGCTAGATGAAGGTCGTATTGATGCCAATGCTGCCATTGCAGGAACTTTGTTTAGCCAGGCTAAGAAAGGCAATACCGCTGCCGCAATCTTTTGGCTAAAGACTAGGGCTAGATGGAAAGAAACCCAAGTCAATGAAGTCACAGGTGCTAACGGTACTGATCTAAGAATCTCATGGGCAGATGAGTAAAGACATTAAGCTCAAATACCGCCCTAGAAGCGTTTTTGAGGACTTTCATAGCCGAAAGGAGCGATGGGCAGTCATTGTGGCTCATAGACGGTGTGGCAAGACTGTAGCTTGTATTAATGACCTAATCGTTAAAGCATTGCTAGAAAACAAGCCACACGCTCAATATGCTTATATTGCCCCCTTTTATTCACAAGCCAAAAGCGTAGCCTGGAGATACTTAGAACGCTTTTCCGAGCCTGTTATGACTAAATCTAACCAATCTGAGCTATGGGTAGAGCTAATTAATGGGGCTAGAATTAGGCTATTTGGTGCTGATAACCCAGACTCACTCCGAGGCAATTTCTTAGATGGGGTAGTTTTAGACGAAATGGCTGACATGAAGCCAAGCGTATGGGGTGAGATTATTCGACCATTATTGGCAGATAGACAAGGTTGGGCTACCTTTATTGGGACACCGAAAGGCCATAATGCCTTTTATGACATTTATAACGAGGCCACAAAAAAGCCTAATTGGTACACAAAAGTCTTAAGGGCTGACCAAACTAACCTATTGGCACAGTCTGAGCTAGATGATGCCAAGGCTTCAATGTCTGATAACCAATATGAACAAGAATTCCTTTGCTCATTTGAAGCTGCAATCCTTGGTGCTTATTATGGCCAAGAAATGCGTAGGATTACAGACCTTGAGCGTATTACCACGATTGATTATGACCCTATGTTTCCATGTCATACAGCTTGGGATTTGGGGTTCAACGATTCCACATCTATTTGGTGGTTTCAAGTGGTTTATGGAGAAATCAGGGTGCTTGACCATCACTCATCTAACGGTCAATCTATACCGTATTACACAGGTTTATTGGCACAAAAAGAAGATGAGTTTGGGTACAAATATGGCTTTCATTACCTACCTCATGACGCTAGAGCAAAAACACTAGCAAGCGGTGGTAAGAGCATAATTGAGCAAATTGCTGCAAAAATTGACATAAAACACCTAAAAATTGTTCCAAATCTGTCATTACAGGATGGAATTCAAGCAACACGACTTGCATTAACTCGCTCTTGGTTTGATAATAGGTGTGAAGAAGGTATCGAATGTTTGCGTCAATATCAGCGAGAGTGGGATGATGATAAAAAAGTATTTAGAGATCGCCCGAAACATGATTGGACATCACACTCAGCAGATGCGTTCAGGTATCTCAGTATTGTTTGGAAAGATGAGGATAGCCCTATCCTTAGTGATTCAAGAGTTAAAGGTCTTCATGTTGGGCAAACGGATGTAACTTTGAACGAGATGTGGAAAGAAACCCCTAAAATAGTTAATCGCAGGATATAAACATGAAACATACATACCAAGATTGGTACAACACCATTGCCCAGTATGAGCGTACATACAAAGAATGGGAAGGCAGAGCCGATAAGATTGTCAAGCGTTATCGTGACGATTCACGCAGTCGCAACAATCCTAATGCCAAGTTCAATATCCTGTGGAGCAATGTCCAAACCATCACTCCTGCGGTATTTGCCCGTTTACCTAGACCTGATGTAAGCCGTAGATTCCGTGACAACGATCCAGTAGGGCGTGTTGCTTCCATGATGCTTGAGAGAGCCTTGGAGTATGAGATTGAACATTACGGTGACTACGCTAGTGCCATGAAACAAACTGTTCAAGACCGTCTATTAGGTGGTCGTGGTACAGCTTGGGTTCGTTATGAGCCACATATTGTTGGTCAATCTGCTGGTATGGGCGAAGATGCACCTGACGATGGTTTCCAAGTAACTGAAGATATTGACGAAGCAGAAACCCAAGGTGGTATCTATCGTGAAGATCAAGAGCGTATTGAATACGAATGTGCTCCTGTTGATTATGTTCATTGGCGTGACTTTGGTCTAACCGTTGCCCGTACATGGGAAGAAGTAACTGCGGTATGGCGTAAGGTTTACATGGGTAGACCAGCACTTGTTGAACGCTTTGGTGAAGAACTTGGCGGTCAAATCCCATTAGATACAAAGCCTGAAACATCTAAGACATTTAATGAAAAGATGGGTGAAGGTGCTAGTGAAGCCGTAGTCTATGAGATTTGGGATAAAACCACAGGTCAAGTGATTTGGTTAAACAAGTCAATGGGTAGAATTCTTGATACCCGTGATGACCCACTACAGTTAGAAAACTTTTGGCCATGTCCAAAGCCAATGTTCTCAACAATCACTACAGACAGCCTAATTCCTGTACCTGACTTTGTTCTATACCAAGACCAAGCTAGACAGTTAGACACATTAGCTGACCGTATTGATGGATTCATTCAAGCCCTCAAAGTACGGGGTGTATACGATGCAGCAGAACCATCATTGGCTCGTTTATTCTCTGAAGGTGAGAACAACACACTCATTCCAGTTAAGAACTGGCAAGGTTTTGCCGAGAAACAAGGCATGGCAGGAGCTATTAACCTTGTAGATATTGCCCCAATTGCCCAAGCTTTGAATATGTCTTATCAAGCTATGGATCAAGTTAAAGGTCAAATTTACGAGATTATGGGCATTGCTGATATTCAGCGTGGACAGACAGACCCTAACGAAACACTTGGTGCTCAGATTATCAAGTCTAACAACGCATCAGGTCGTTTAAAGACTATGCAACACGATGTAGTGAACTTTGCTACAGCCTTGTTACAAATCAAAGCACAGATTATTTGCCAGCACTTTACCGATGACACCATCGTTAAGATTTCAGGTGCAATGCAATTAAGTCCGCAAGATCAGGCACTTATCCCACAAGCTTTGCAGTTATTGAAGGATGAGCCAGCAAAGAATTTCCGTATTGAAGTAACTACGGATTCAATGATTTATCAAGATGAGCAACAAGAGAAGCAAGACCGTGTTGAATTCTTGACAGCAGTAAGTCAATTTATGCAGACTGCACTTCCAGTAGCTCAAGGTGTACCTGAATTGACACCATTGCTCATGGAAATGTTGAAGTTTGGCGTGACTGCATTTAAGGCTGGTAAAGGTCTTGAAGGTCTTATTGATGAAACTGCCGACCAGTTTAGAGCACAAGCTGAAGCAGCTAAAGGTCAACCTAAACCACCGACACCTGAACAGATGAAGCAACAAGGTGAGATGCAGAAGCTAGAAATGCAAGCTCAATTGAAGCAACAGGAAATGCAAGCTCAGATGCAACTTGAACAGCAGAAAATGCAGATGCAAGTTGAAATGGAGCGAGCCAAGCAAGAGTATCAATCTCAAGAAACTCAGGTTCGTATGCAGCTTGAAGAAGCTAGAAACGACAAAGAGCGTGAGATGGAAATGAGAATTGCTCAGATGAAGATGAACACAGAGCGTAACACTCAGCTATTGCTTGCTTATGTCAATAACGGTGCAAAGGTAGAAGTGGCTCAAATCTCTGCTGGTGTAAGTAATGGCGAAGGATTGCCACAAGCTTATGATTTAGATGAAGATATGGCTAAAGCTATGGAACATCCATTGCAACCTATTGCCGATGCGATTAACATGAGTAATCAACAAATGACACAAGCATTGGGTGGTTTGGTAAATACTATTAATGAGAACCAAAACAGACCAAAGCAAGTGATTAGAGGTCAAGACGGTAAGATTATCGGGGTACAGTAATGGCTATAACAGTCAAGCACACTAAGGTTTCAACCATACCTGATGGTGATGATTCGTCATTAATCAGACCATCGGATTGGAACGCTGACCATCAGTTAGTAGGTACTATCCCTGTAGCTAATGGCGGTACTGGTGCTTCTACTCTTACAGGTTATGTCAAGGGTAATGGCACGGCAGCTATGACAGCTAGTGCAACTGTACCTAATACAGATGTAACGGGCTTGGGAACGATGTCTACCCAAAACGCCAATGCTGTAGCGATTACTGGTGGCACGATGTCAGGCGTGACAGTTACAGGTTACATTCCTACAACTGAGAAAGCTCAACCTTTAGGTGTTGCTACATTAGATGCTGGCGGTAAAGTACCAACATCTCAAATCCCAATGCAAGGTGATCTTAATTATCAAGGCACATGGAACGCTTCTACAAATACACCTACATTGGTCAGTTCTACAGGAACTCAGGGTTATTACTATGTAGTCAGCGTGGCTGGTACAACCAACTTAAACGGTATTACCGATTGGCAAGTAGGCGATTGGGCTATATTTAACGGTTCAGTATGGCAAAAGGTTGACAATACAGATGCTGTAAGTAGCGTAAACGGACAGACAGGCACGGTAGTTTTAACCACTACAAACATCAATGAAGGCACTAACCTTTATTACACCGATGCTAGAGCTAGAGCATCAGTAAGTGCTGGAACAGGCATTAGCTACAACAGTACAACGGGAGTAATTACTAACTCTAGCCCATCTTTGGGTGGTGATGTAGTTGGGCCATCAAGTGCCACAGATAACGCAGTAGCTAGATATGACAGTACTACAGGCAAATTATTACAAAACAGCGTGGTAACAGTTGGTGATACAGGTGCAGTAGCAGGCGTTACTACATTAGCTGCTTCTACAAGTGTTACAACTCCAATCGTTCAGGCTACAAGTTCTGCTGGATTAGCACTTAAAAATTCCGCAGGCAGTACGCAAATGACTATGGGTGCAGGCGGTTTTGATAACTTAGCAATTAATGTACCTACAAATATTAATGGTGCAAACGCACAAATTGACATAAGCCCTACGGGTACTGGTCATGTTCACATAAAGCCTAGCGGTACAGGTGGAGTAGAAATTGCACCAATTAACGCTGGAACAATGAACAATATGGTTATTGGTGGAACAACACCTTTAGCCATTACAGGCACAACCATCACGGCTACTAGCTTTGTAGGTTCAGGTGCAAGTCTTACTAATGTGGTTAATTCATTAACTGCTAGTACAGGTATAAGCGTATCAGGTTCAACTGGTGCGGTAACGGTAACAAACACAGCACCCGATCAAACAGTCGCTATTGCAAGCGGTACAGGAATTAGCGTATCAGGTACTTATCCTAACTTTACGGTAACTAATACAAGCCCAAGTTTAGGCGGTACGGTAACTTCTATTACAGCAGGAACAGGTTTAACAGGCGGCACAATCACGACTTCAGGAACTATCGCCATTGATTCTACAGTCGTTGTAACAACAGGAAGTTATGCAAATCCATCTTGGATAACTAGCTTAGATGGTAGTAAAATCACAAATACATTAGATGGCGGTTCATTTTAAGGATTAATCATGGCAACGACAATTAAGTTAAAAAATAGCGTAACAACAACCAATGCCCCTAGTTCTTTGGCTCAAGGTGAAGTTGCAATCAATGTGACCGATAAAAAGGTATGGGTAGGTAATGCTGCCACAACTCCTGTTCAGTTATTGGGTGCAGGATCAGATGGTTCTTTTACCAATATATCCGTAAGCGGAGTAGCTAGTTTTGCAGACGGCACAGTATCTTTGCCATCTATTACAAACATTGGCGATACTAATACAGGTATATATTTCCCAGCAGCCGATACTATTGCCTTTACAGAAGGTGGTGTCGAATCAATGAGAATAGACTCTAGCGGCAATGTAGGTATTGGTACAAGTAGTCCTTCTCAAGAAGTTGAACTTAAAAAAGACCAAGCTAATTCTACATTGTTAAAAGTTACCAATAAAACAGCAAGCGCAGCTGCAACAGCTGGATTTCAAATAGAAAACAGTACATCTGACCTTGCTACTGTTGAGCTTTGGGATTCTGGAACTGTTGGTGCTGCAACTGCATATGGCTTAAATTTAATAAATGCTGGAGCTGGTGGCGTTAATTTACTTGCTAATAATGCTGGTGGAACAATTAAATTTGCAACAGGTGGCACTACAGAGCGTATGCGTATTGATAGCTCTGGTAATGTAGGTATTGGTACAAGTAGTCCTGCTGATAAATTAGTAATTGCTGGTGGAAATCTACTTTTTAGTGGCTCAAACTTTGTTTATTCTTATGGTGGCGGTACATCAGGACAAGTTAGGTCAGGTATTTATTTAGATGGCACTAATACAAAAATGGAGTTTTATACTGCTCAAGCAGAAGCCATGAGAATAGATAGCTCTGGTAACTTGCTAGTGGGGACTACAGCAAAATTACAAGATGATAATAAGTTTGTAGTGCAAGGGTCTGGTGGAAACGGTGGTAATGGTATTGGCATTTTTTATAATACAGGAATAGACAGCTCGCCATCTTTAGTATGCTCAAAAGGTAGCACGACTACATCTTCTTCAGCAAGATTCATACAGTTTTATGCTGGCGGTGTTACTACAACTGCAATGGGCGGTATTGTTGGTAATGGAGCATCAAATGTGCAATTTGCTTCTTTGTCTGATGCAAGAGAAAAAACAAACATTCAGTCTATTAGTGGTTCACTAGAAAAAATTAATGCACTTAATCCTGTAGAGTTTGACTGGATTACTGATGGCTCTCATATAAAAGCTGGATTTGTGGCTCAAGAAGTAGAGCAAGTATTCCCTGAGTTTGTTGTTGATAATATGTCAAACGATGGACAAGAAGTTCGCAAAGGTCTTACTGGTGGTATGACAGGCGGTATTGTTGCTCACCTTGTAAAAGCAATTCAAGAACTTAAAACCGAAGTAGATGCACTTAAATCTCGCATTGAAACACTAGAATCTAAGTAAGGATAAATCATGGAACTCAAAGTAAATCAACTAGACCGCAACACAGATGGTGACATTGTAACTACTGTTCATTGGACAGCTATCAAACAAGATGGTGAATTCACAGCATCATCTTATGGTGCAGTCGGTGTAGAAGTAGGCGATACAGTCATTCCTTTTGCAAGCCTAACTGAAGAAGTAGTTAAGACTTGGTTAGCAGATAAGCTAGACCTAGTAGCTATGGAAGCTAGTCTTGATGCACAGATTGAAGCACAGAAGAACCCTGTGAGTTTATCAGGGCTTCCTTGGTAAGATTTTTTAACTAGTAAGGAGTAAGTAATGGGAAATAAAGAAAAAACCCCGTTTATTGTATTAAATGATGTGGAATACGATATTGAAAGCATGACAGATCAGCAAAAAGTGATGATTAATCACCTTGCCGACCTTGATAAAAAACTAAATTCTATGCAATTCAACATAGAGCAATTGCAAGTAGGCCGTGAAGCCTTTATCAAAATGCTATCTGAATCCTTAACTGCACCTACTGAAGCTATCCAGTAATGTTTCAAACGGCTTTCCAAGCTAATGCGTTTCAGGTAAATGCTTTTCAGATTTACATCCCACCTACCCCTACACTTGGGGGTGGTGATGAT